TGCCAATGTCGTCGCCGTCGCGACTCTTCAGTCAAGACGGTGGGCAGCTACAACAACTCCACCTAGTAGAAATCAAAGAAGTCGAGATTTAGCGCGTGTGTCTTCCTTTAAATGGGACGACCGCGAGTTAAGCGGCCGCCATGGTTTCTAATTTCTCAACGTTTTCTTTCTTTCGAAAGGTTCGAACAACATGTCGAACATCGCTAATATCACCGTCTTCGACGGTGCCGCCACCCCGGTCAGCCACGTTTTGGTGCCCGTATCGGTTACCCGGAAGGATAACAAGATTACGGCGCTATGGCGTGAACAGCTGGCGGGAGTCCCTCTTGAGGGGCAGGTGACTCTTCAGACCGAGCTTGAGCAACTCAAGTCTGGTACGTGGCACTATGTTGCCACTGTCTCGGTTCCAGTGATGGAGTCCGTCAGTGGGCAGAACGCGGCGGGTTATACCGCCGCACCGAAGGTTGCGTTTGTCGACACGGAACGCCTTGAAGGCTACCATAGTCGGCGATCGACGATCACCGGTCGACGCCTTGCGCGTCAACTGCTCACCAACTTGATGGGCAACGTCTCGACATCCGTCGCTCCCGCGACGGCCGGGTTCATCCCGGAGCTGGTTGACCAGCTGATCTCCGCGACCTGAAGAGCGAGGATGACATCATGGCAGTTATGCTTGCGCCAAAGAGACGTAAGTCTCATAAACGCGTGTCATTGCGCCGACCTTCGTCGGCATCCTCATATTCCGCAGCTATCGGAAGGCTGTCGGAACATCTCTGTTCCTTGCTGGCTGATATACAGGGGTTCATGCCCCTCGTAGAACACGCCAAGCTCGGTAACATAGTAGCTCTTTGTGATTGGCCGGTTCCATATGACACCGAATCGGTGCATAGCTGCGCGGTAGCGCGGCAACTTCAAGCCCTCTATCAGAAGAGGGATGACCTTGACCTTGGATTTGACAAAGTCCAGGCATGTGTTAAGAAGTTTGTGAAGTCGGAGGATTCTTGTCGAGAGACAAACTCGCTTTTTCGGATTCGTGCTCGTGGAGGGTTTTCCTTTCTTCCACGTGTTGAGTCGGTTTTGTTCCGCTCTCAGCAGAAAATAGCTCGGATTCTAGGCGATGTTCCGTCGATCGATGAGTTGAGACCGAGGTTCGGCCCGGGTGCAACCACACTCACGAAGAAAAAGAACTCGCACCCATTGATTAAAATGGAAGCGGGTCTCGCTTGTAGTGGTGCAACAGCGGACAGTCGATTTATGGCTGACTTTGCTGAAAATTTTCCAAGTTGGGCCGCAAGCCTGGCGAACGAAGATGGCGAAGTCGACTATTGGGTCACCCCAAGTCGACTGTGCACCGTCCGGAAGAAGTTCGACACAGACCGCGATGTCGTACCAGAAGCACCGATAACGGGATTCTGGCAGATGGCGGTCGGAGACCTCTTATTTAAGAGGCTTCAGAACTTCGGTATCGATCTTACCAACCAAGAGCGGCAAAAAGAAGCCGCCAATAAGGGTTCGATCGATGGAGAGCTTGCAACTCTCGACCTAGTAAGCGCTAGTAACACGATCGCTCGTGGCTACGCCATGGACCAACTCCCGTTAGACTGGTTCCTCTTCCTAGAAGAGATAAGAACCGGCGAGGTCATCCTCCCAGATGGATCAAAGATCCGTCTGGAGAAGCTAGCCTCAACTGGGAATGGGTTCACGTTTCCTCTCGAATCACTCTTGTTTTACGGCCTGGCTTGGGCCGCGAGTGAATTCATAGACCCCATACACTGTGCGAAAGTGCAGGTATATGGCGACGATATCATCGTTGCCACACAGGTCTACCCACTACTCAAAGAGGTCCTATGTGCCGCAGGCTTCGAGGTTAATACCAAGAAGTCATTTGCTGCAGGGCCTTTCCGCGAGTCGTGTGGAGGAGATTACTTGTCCGGAATGGATATACGGCCCCTCTACCTCAGAACAACTCCCTCACGGGAGAC